GCTAGTAATCGCTTCCTGTAGCGCCGGCTGTGCCGGCCCCCATGGATCTCTGGTCTGATTGGTCTGCTGGGTGACAGGTTGCTGGCCGCCGCTGCTCATAGCGGTTTCTCCATGATGATGTGCTTCAGTCGATAGCCATGCTGCTTGAGATGCCGTGACCAGCCGGGGCGACAGATCGGCCGGCACATGACGCAACCGGCATCGCGCAGTAGCTGCTCAAGTTCAGGCAATAGGGTCTGCCATTGCTCGCGGCCAAAGCCAGCGGTCCAGATGATGTCGCCGCAACTCTTGCCATTCATCTGATGGACGCGAACGCCGACCAGCGCCTGCGCCTTGTCACCATCCATCACCAATACAAGGCGAACTTCGTGCCGCACGATTTGGCCGAACAAATCAGGGACGCTTTCATGCGATCGTTGTGCAATACGTGGCAGGAACGGCAACCACAACGGCGCCAAATTCTTTAGCGCCTCGTCGGTGATTGGGACCGGGATCAGGCGCAACTACAGCCCGCGCTGCTGGCGAAAATCGCCGAGCGACAGCGGCGGCACGCCCTCGATCGAGCGCAAGCGGTTTTCGTGATCGAACAGCACCTGCGTCGATGGCTGCGGTGGCAACGGCGGCGGTGGCACAAACGGATCGGGCACATTGCCTGCCGCAAGCCACTTGTCATATTGCTGCCGATCACGGTTGACCGGATCGTTCGGGATGTTGGCCTGGTCGCCGGTGCGGACGACAATGTCGGTAGCTGTAAGTTGATAATCAGCCATCATATCCTCGCATCCGCGATCCATTGAAACCGGATCAAATCAGCGGCGACTGCGCCGAAATAGATAAGAAAGCCGGTTTCCCCAATGCTGCTAATATTCGCCGTCACGTTGCCGGCGGCGGTGACGGCAAAGGCTGTCCCCGCTTGCCCGTTGGCCACTGAGAACGACACCACCGTTGGCACCGCCCGCTTCTGCACGGAAAAATGCGCCCCCGGCGCCTGGAAATTCCCGATACCGGCCAGGGTATACATTTCCCACTGTCCATTAGCGCTGACAGTGCCCGGGGCAACGGCATAGTCATAGCTTTTTTCATAATAGCGTTGGCAGAGGACCAACTCCTGATCGAGCGGTCGCATGATCAGCGGCGACATCGACGCCGATGGCAGTTGCAAGCCGGGAACGACGACCACTCCTGTGACGCATTGCTGATTGCTGCCGATGGAATAAAAGTTTGTGGTGGCGGCGGTGGCAAAGGCGCCGCTTGCGGTCCAAGTGCCTGCTGCACCCTGGAACGACGAGCCGCCGCCGAAGCAAAATATGATGTGCAGCCCGACGGCATTGGTTGCCTGCCAAGTGCCAGCAAGATCGCCAGGAACCGAAACGGTTTTGTATTCCCAGGTCAGCGCAGTGTTGATGACAACATCGGTCCGATAACTTCGGGTCGTGCCTGCGTTCAACACTGCCACTGTCATTGTCCCGACAATGTTGGAGTGAACCCAGAAGCCGATGCTGATCGGCTGCGCGTTTGCCGTCCCCCATCCCAAGCGGGCAACCCTGTAACCCTCGATCGAGGTCAGCAGATATCCGCTGTCGCCAGCTGCAAGTGACCCAATGACGTTGGCTGTCGTAAAGAGCCGGACGAACTTTTGAAATCCGGCGGGTGGCGCGGGCGAAACACTGCTCGGGCTTGCCAGCAGGCCAACCGCGCCGGTGCTGTTTTTCTGCCAGTTGTCCGCAATGTATTGGCTTCCTGCCGCTGTCACATTGCCGGCTAATGCCTGATCCACTTCACAGGCCCCATTCACTTGCATGCCGTTGTAGGCCAGGGCGTCGATCGCTGCACCGTAGACGGTCGGCGTCAGCAAGATCCAGTTGGTGCCGTTGTAGATGAATTCGGCATAGCGGCCGAGCGTCAGCGAATAGGCAATGATATCACTGCCATCTGCGTTTTTGATCGCAACCGCACCGATGCTGTCCATGTCGAGCGTGGTGGGACCGGTGTTGGTGAACCCGATCTTGAGCCGCACATACAGCCCGGTCGGCACCGTGGTGTAGGGAATGCCCGAGGCAACGGCTTGCGCGTTGGCGCTGCCGGTGGTGGTGATCGAGCCGTTCTCAAGATTGCGTTTCTTGGCGTGCGCCGCCATCATCGAGCGGGCAGAATTGTTCACGCTCGCGCGCGGCTGGCCTTCGGCCCAGTTGATCGAGGTGTCGGCGGTGGCATTGGTAGCCGCCGTCGTGCTCCATGATTGGATATCTTCACCGGGCATCAGCTTCGCTCCTCTCAGGTGTTCTCGTAAACGCCAGACAGGACAAGGGAATGGCCATCGCCGCCCGGATAGGTGTTGTCGTAATTGATGATCAACACGGTGGTGTTGCTCATATTGCCAACCGTGCCCGTCAGGGCTTTTCCAACTATGGCTGTTTCGCGTCCCGCCAGGATTGCGAGGCCGGTGGCAGTATTCGGTAGTGATGCAAGAAGAAATACGCCCGCTGTGCCATTGGTCGTGATCAAGATTTCGATCTGGATGCTCGTCTGCTTGCCGATCGTCAGATATTTTCCGCTGGCGCTGAAGGCGGCAAGGGTGCCCGTGAGAGCACTGATTGTCGGCGTGTACGCCGTCCATGCCGGCGCGATCGCGGCAATAGCGGCGGCGGTATCCAGCGATATCGTACCGCCGGTAATCAACAACGGCGGGGTGGCCGCCGTTACGCCCGAGCTCGTGACGCCGAGGGCGTTGCGTGCGGTGTAGGGATCGCGGGCGTTGTCAAAGGCGATGCGGAATGGCGGCGGTTCCCCGACAACAGTCATGCCACAGAACCGTCCTGCTGCGCCTCGATCACGACGCCCTGTGCGTGCGTCCACACCGTGGCGCCGGGGATGAACCGGCGAAAGCGATGCAACCGCGATGACGAATACAGCGCCGCCGAACCGGTGATCTCGATCGTCACCGGCTGCTCCCACACCCAGACATCTTGCAATCGCTCGCGGGTGCCCGCAGCCACCGTGCCGACGTTGTCATCGCGGCTATCGTCAAGCGGATAGGCGTCGCTGACAAATGATCGCATACCCGGCGACAGATGCACCTCGGCAGTTTCCATTGTCGCCGGCAGGTTGGGGCCGGTCAGCGCAGATAGCAGGCCGGCAGGATTGATGGCGCCAATCAGCGGCCGGCCGCCGATATAGCCGAAGCTGTCGAGCGACGGGCGCAGCGGGGTATCCAGATCTGGATCGAGCGGATCACCGGGGATATCGGTATCCAGATCAATGCCCGTCGAACTCAGCAATGCCCATACCCATGCCGATACGGTCGCGCGTGCCCAGCGGGCATTCGACCAATCGAAGATGATCTGTCGGTCGTACATGGGCGAGGCGTCGCCCGAATGATAGACCCATGCCACTCGCGGCTTGTTCACGCCGGCAATGCAATGCACCACACCGCGTCGGCTGAGGTCGGAATTTGCCAACCACCACTCGTTGACCTTGTCCTGGCCGATCGGCGTCACTTGCTGGCCGGTCATGGAATAGAAACCGTCCTCCGACACGAAATAGAGCACGTTACCGATGGTGTCGTAGCCGTATTTGCTGACGCAGCCGCGATCGTCCAGCACGCGGGAGAAACTGAATATAAGGGAGGTGTCACCGGGCAGGAATTGAAGTGTCCGCACCGCACGATCCTGCAGGACATAGCCGATCTCACCGCCGGCGACACCCTGCACCGGACCTCCGTCCGGCATCTCCTGCATGTCGCACAGATTGGTGCCGACGATCCATCCCGTGATGTCGTTGATGGCCGACCAGATGATGATGCGCCTGTTGTACGGGCCGCCATCGGCCAGGCCGGAAAGAAACAGAAAATCGCCGATCTGCTTGACGTTGGTGGCGCGCGGCGGCGAGCCCGCCAACGCGTCGAAATTGGTGCCACTGTTGATGTCGATCACTTGCGGATCGTCGTTGACGTTGACCGCTACCAGATGTGTGCCGCTTTGCTCGAACATCCACAGGTCATTCGGCTGAACATGATAGTCGCCGCCGACCGTGCGGGTTACGTCAACCCAGGTATCCAAACTCCATGTGTACAGCTTCGTTCGCGTGCCGGCGTAGATTTTCCATTCGCCCGACAGCGTGCGCGCAGAGTACAGCCCGCATGCGCCGGGCAGGCCTGGGATCACCGCGTTGCTAAATGACTGCAGCGATGGAAACGGCAGATAGGAATTGACGCCGGCGAAGACGTTTTCAACTTCACTGGCAAACTTGCTATCGAGCAGCGCCACGTCGGGCCGCCACTCGCCGAATTCCACCGGCAGTTTTTGCGCGGGCATCAGTGCTGCTCCTGTGCGGCCCGGATGGCGCGCTGCAGGCTGGCGTATTTGCGAAAACCGTCGATGTCGGCAGCAACAATATGCTGCCCGATCTTGCGCAGCATGAATGATCCATTCTGCTCGCCCAGTACATAACGCAGCAGTTGCGGGGTGTGATACAGCACTACCACCTCCTCGCCGAGCTCGAGCACGCCAAGTTGCCGCTCCGAGATCGCAACATCCGCTAGTTCGTGTCCGTCCTTGTCGAACACCATCGGCATTGCGGCCTCCTAAAAATATGTGGCCGTCCGCACGGTCGAGCTGGTGGCGCCGGTGGTCAGGGCATAGCGCTGGATGATTTGCTGGAATTCCTCATCCCTTCGCGCCTTGTAGAGTTGCGCCATTTCCGCATTGCGGCCTTGACCGGCGGCCTCGACCATCAGCCCGAACAGATAGGCGTTGGGATACTCGGACAGCAACCAATTGCTGTTGATGTCGCTGCCGACCAGGGAGGGGATTTTCTGGTAGTAGTGGAATTCATAGGCGTCGGCGCGATCGTCCACCGGCCGCACCTTGAAGGTGTTGCCCTCGATGCTGAACATCCGGGTAAAGCCGCGGCCCACCGGCGGCAGATAGGCCGGGTGCACATAGTCGATTTCGTCGAACGGTGGGGCAAACATCGGCCTAACCGGCGCAGTGTTGGCGAATTTCGGCCGCACCGTGCGCCAGGTGATGTAGTCGGCTGGCAGCGTCACATCGCCTGATGTGGTGGTGAGCAGGACCGATGTTTCCATCGGCAGCACGCGCAGCCGCGAGTTGGCGTCGGCCTCGAACATGGTGGTGTAGTCGTCGTAATCAGCGAGGAACCGCTGATTGAACAGATAGCGCGATAGTTTGGATTTCAGCTCGCCATAATTACTGATCGACATTGTGCCTCACCTTCGGCGGCCGGCCGCGCTTACGCTTGGGCGGATCGGGCACTCGGAACGGCTCCGGTTGGTAGTCGGGTGGCAAGCCTAGCTCCGCTTTCCACGTCTCCAACATCGGCTTGGGATCGGCGAATACATCATCGTTTGTCCATGTCTCAGGCATTATTGCCACGCCTTCATCGAGCCGGAAGAACGGATTATTCCGCGCCTTGCCGATCATGTACGGATCGGCGATTTCAACCGGCACGCCGGGCGGAAACGTGATCTCGTTCCAGAGGCATTCGGCCTCGCCGAGCCAAGTGATCCGCGCCATGTCAGGTCGGCCCGAACTTGTAGAACTGCACCATGACGTAAGCGTCACCGGTCGCGGTGCCGGTGATGTTGGCGTAAACGTCGGTATCAGCCGCCAGCGGCATCACCAGCGCAGCCAATGGCACCGTGTTGAGGCTGCCCGCCGTCAACGCGACGGTCGTGACAATCTCGGCGCCGCCGACCGTCGTGCCTATGCTGAATGCCGGCGTGCTTCCGGTGATGGCCGTTTCCACGTTGGTCGAAACGGCCGTGATGATAGCGCCCATCGGCAATCGTCCGATCTTGACGCTGTAGACCGAAACGCCGCCGATCGGGTTGGCCCGACCGGCGACGACTTGGATAACCGAAGCCCCGATATCGCGGGCGGGGATGTTCGCGTCGAATAGTGAAGGCATTGTATTCCTCCCGCGAGATCGGGTTGATGATTAGTCGGACGCCGAGGCGAAGAAGCCGGTGGCAACGCCCCATTGCTTCAACGCAGTGCCAGCTTTAGGTACCTTAGCGAACATCTTGCCAACGCCGTAAGCGGCCTCGATGCCGGTGCCGGTGATGAAGCCGTAGTCGTCTTCTTTTCTGAAGGTGGGCTTCGCCATTTGCCCGTAAGCTATCACTGCGGCTTGCTGGCCGCAGAGGAACACCGGCTCGACGCGCGCCGATGCCGCGCCTGCGGTGAGCAGGTTCGTCCATGTTGACGTGACGAAGTTGCTGATCTCAGGCACCAGCCGCACGATCACGCCGTCATAGAGTTGATCCCCATCTTGGAACAGCGGGTTATTTGGCGCTCCGTACGTGCCCATGTTCTCACGCGGGCGGGCGTCCTTGTTCACGGTCTGCAGATCGATCTTGAGATCGCGGAACGTGTTCAGGCCGGCAAACGCGACGTAATACTCGTAACCGTCCTTGGTGCGATAGGGACGGATGCGCGGATTGGCACCCATCGCTACCCGCTTGAGCAGCGACAGGTTGGCCCCTGTGCATTTATCCGCGGTGGTATCGACATTGACCAGCGACGCCGTATGGTCGGTCGCCACCGCCGACGCAACACGGTTGGCGGTAGACGCACCGAACAGCACGCGGTCGGCGTTGTCCGCCTGCCATTGCCCGCGTTGGGTTGCGGTCGCGAGATTGTAGAGAATGCCGTTGACGCGAACGCCAGCCGTTGGCTGGGTTTCCGACGGCAACGCCATCAATGCCGCGATGATCTCGTCGCGGGTGAGTTCACTGATCCAATCCGTCAACAACGGCTTGGCCTCGCCGAAGATATCGGCGCTGTCCTTCTGGCTTTCGGCCTTGGTGGTGACGACGGCGTTGCGCGCCCATTCAAGCCAGATGCGGTAGCCGTAATCTTCGATGGCTTCTTCCGCTCCGACCAGTGGGCCGGTCGAAACGCCAGCACCCTGCAGCCTTCTAACCAGCGGGATATTCATCTGCTCGCCGCCGCTCTTTAGCTCCATGCGACGGCGGATGATCGAGTTGATCTCCTCGCCCATGTACGGCGAGAACATATTTTGGCGCACCCACTCCCGATTGATCTCCTGGGTGAACTTAACGAGCTTATTGTTAGTCTGGATCGTAGTGTTGGCCATGGCCAACCCCTTTCATTGCTATGGCCGCAGTGATCCAGACAACAAAAAACCCGCCTCGATGGGCGGGTGCTTCGTGTCGGACAGATACGGCCGGGTCTATTTGATCGCGAAGTTGAACAGGCTTTCGCTGCTTAGATCGCCAAGCTCGACGTTGCGGCCC